ACTTCTTACTTGGTGCAGCAAAGCCTAACCCTGCTTGCTTCTTAATCTTCTTTAGTTGATAACCACGGGCATCACAATCCTTACAGTTGTTAGGCTTCTTAAAGAGTGTGCCATCCTTTTTTACTTTATACGTTTTACCTTTCCCGTTGCATGTCGGGCAGGTGAAAGCTTTGGTACGGAGGATCGTAGTCGTGTTTGCCTCAACTGCAGCCTTAAACTCTTCCTGCGTTTCCACATAGTCGAAGAGCGCTGCCCATTCTTTTTTGTTATTGACCGCAACTGAGAACACAACTTGGGACATTTGCTCAGGCGAGTTAAGATTGATCGGTGTGTCGCCCATAAGTTCCCTGACTTGGCGCTGAAGACGGTCTTCGATTTCTGCTTTCTCATTCTGAAACTCCTTACGTACTACCTCAAGGGCGTTGTGATCCACACGGAATCCTGACATGTACATTCTTGTGAGGGTTTTACAGGTGTCGAAGGTGACTTCTCTGACTCGAAGAAGGGAAGCGGATTCTGGTTGGGCGTAGTCGTGTTCTTGAGCGAGGAACAACTCACGAGTTGTGAGCAGATCATGCCTAAGATAAAAGCTAAGCTCGTTGAGAGGTATTTCATTTGTGTTGTATCCTTCCTTAAAGTAACGCTTAAGCGTGTCATCCTTCTGGAAGTCTAGCTGTCTGCGTTCAGCACAAGCCTCTAACCCTACAGGTATCTTCTGTCCACGTACAAGCAGGTACTCTGCCAGCATCGTGTCATAGATAGCACCGTCATACTTGTAGCCACATTCCCATAGCCACATCAAGTCATGCTGTGCATTGTGCATGATCAGTAGAGTAGTCATGTCTAGGATAGACTGAAGCACGGCTCTACCGTTACCACTCGTATCCTTGTACTCTACATGGTCAAGCGTAATGATATTCTCATTCTTCCAGTTATCTACATCAAGCACACCTACCTGTGTCAATGTATTGCCTAGCTCGAATGGGTCCATGATAGTCTTGCCATCACGTTTAGTTGTTGTGTTCTCTACATCTAATACATTACGCAAGGTACTGACTCCGTTCACCGTCTAACTCACAGTGTACTACACCATGCCACCCACCTTTCAGTTTGTTCTTAGCAATGTTGAGGTGACGTTGGTTACTCTCTTCGTCATCCTGCCCCTCAACTACTTTGTTCTTACTGATCAGTACCATCAGGTCAGCCTCTGCTGCCTTGCCTGTCTTTGATCCTTCTAGCATTGACTGATCTACACGTACCATACCTTCAGCTACAGCAGATAGTTGTGACATCCATATGATAGCGCAACCGTATTGCTTAGCAATGTTACGTGCATGGATTGCTGCTTCCTTGAGATACACATCTGACTTGTCGCTTGTCTTGTTAGCAAACTTATCACCCATGTCTAGCACTACGATGTTAGGCTCGTATGCTTTGACTACTGCCTCTACCCATGACATATCTTTGCCTGTACTGTCCTTAACAAAGATGTTCTTACGTACAGGTTCGTAACGCATAGCAGCCACAGCCATGTTAGCCTTAACTTCTTCCATGCTCATACTGGTAGCAGCACTAAGGTAACGTGCACCTACACGCTCATAGCTTTCCTCATTACAGAGGATCATACACTTAGCACCCTGGTGGGCAAAGCCATCTGGTGCAGCGATAGTGCTAGCATGGAAGCTAGTCTTACCTGTGTTAGGACGTGCACCTACAACAACTAAGTGACCACCACTGATACCTTCTACCTTACGGCGTAGGGATGGTATGTTCCACTTCCATTGTGACTGTACATCGTTAGCTTCTAGTAGTGTATCAATGTCCATGTCATCCCACTCTATCTTTAGGTTAGGCATGAAGTCATCTTGATAGTCACGAATTAGATTACGTAGTGGCTCTAGTGTATCCTTTGTACCGTTAACATACTCGAAGCCAAGGTTAGCTATCTCTTCACCAACTACCTGCTGAAACAACTTAGACAATACATCAGTAGCTATCTCATTGTTAAGTGGATTCTCTTTAGCAATCTTCTGGAACAGGTCACGGTACGCTTCCTTGTTAGCTGTAGTCATGCTGTTGTTACCCGCATAGAACAAAGCTTCTAGTTCAGATGGGCTAAGAGTTTTCTCATACGTATTCATAGCATAGTCTAGCGTCTGCTTGATCTTACGTACATCTTTAGTGAATATCTTATCAGGGCAACGGATACCCTTGTGATTATCATAGAACTCTTTGTCCATAAGTGTACGGATAAGTGCTAGTTCCATCATGTTGTGTCTCCTCTAAGACAGTGGTTAGGCGTACTCTTTCTTCTTCGTGTACTGCCTATCCTGTATTTCCTTCTGTAAGTATGCGATCTCACACTGGATCAACTTACGCTCATAAGCTTCTAGCTTCGGGTGCTGTAACTTAGCTTCCCATTCTTTTAGTTCTACTTGTAGCTCTTTCATTTCACATCTCCTTGTGACCAGTAGTCCCAGCTTTCTATATGCCCACCGTCATACACAGCGTCAAGTACATTGTCAAACTTTTTGTTATTGATGTACATGCGACACGCTTCTAGTACTTCGTCAACAGATAGGTCAACATAGACATAACCAAGCGGTACACGGGTATCAACGATTGCTGTTTTGGGCGGGTTGGAATCTTGCATAGAATGCTCCTTCAGGTGACTTAAGTGCAGCCATAATATCTAGTAGCTGCTGGTATGTTATAGATATAATCTCGTGTCTGTTTAACTCTTCTACAAACTGGCGAAGGAATACTATCCCATCATCAGCTATGATAATCTCTATGTCTTCACATGTATCCGACTCATCTAATGACTTGATGATAGCTGCGTCAGGCTCAAACTCTACAGTGTACATTACTCTTCCTCCAAACAGAAACCACAGAAGTCATCTTGCGCTGGGTTACCACAGCTTACACACTTGTTTGTGTCATCAGTACCGAACTCATACTCTGTAAGCTCATCTGTCTCATACCTTATGTGATCTTGTATAAAGTCGTACACTATCTGCAAGTCTAGCTTGGCTGCTGCACAGTACAGTACTAGCTTCAGACCTTCTTCTTGCAGCAACTTAGCACAGTTGCCATCCAAGTGGAACTGATAGGTGGCACTACCATCCTCGTGTTCCTCTACGTGTTCTACTCCAATCATACCAGTCATTCTTCATACATCCTTAAAGCTTCCCATGATACAGGGTATAGTTCTGCCATTACATCTTCGATCTTCTCAGCTACGATACGTGTCTCAGCCTGGGTGTCTTCCTTGAGGCGCAGTCCACACATCTTAGCGAATGCATACAGTGTACCTGACCAGTACCACTCTGTCATCATAGACTGTGGTAGTACCATACGTGCTTGCTCCTCACATGCTCCCAGCTCTAATAATCTGCGATAGGTACGTGCTGCACCCTTGGTTAGCTGATCGTATTTATTTTGTACAGCTTTCTTTGCACCGTTCTGCATCGGATCACCACTGCCTTGCTTCTTATCCTCTGCTGCTTCACGCCACTGAGGTACATAAAACTCTGGTTCACTATCCACGTAACGTCTACTGATCTCGTTCCACGGCATGTACTCATGCTTGACTAGCTGACGTGCTACAAACACTGGAGCTTTGACATGAAAGGTAGTGAACGTATGGTTAAACGGTGACTTGTGTTTATGCTTAGCAAGGTACTTGATCAGTCGATCATCTTTGTGTTGCAGTACCTTAGCTTCACCATTGTGTACACGTGGCATGTAGTCTGACTTCTTACCGAAGCTAACACGTGCAGCATTAACTACAGATAAGTCATCACCCATGTGATCTACGTAAGTTACTTCTATCATACCATCTCCTTAAGTTTCATTATATCAGACTCTACCCTATACTTCAGGTCATCGTCAAGTCTTAATGCTCTTGTGTCTAACCCTGTCCATGACTCTATCTCTCGCTTGTATGCCAAGGTCTTGTGTGCAGCATCAGGGTCTAACGCTACAATTACCTTATAGTAATCCTCTAAATGTTTCATCATTGTAACATTAAGTGATGTACCAAGGATAGCTAGACCTGTCAAACCTGGCACAAGTTTAGCTGCTGACACTGCACTAATGACATCCTCTACTAGAATAACTACACCATTGGGTTTACCTATAGTACGTTTGTATACATCAGCTACCCCACTGTAACGATACCACTTTGGTATAGCTCCATCTAACGCACGTCCAACAGCATCAATAAGTCTACCTTCATGTCGTATTGGGAACACAGTGCGTCGATCTTTGACATCGTACATCAAGTATTCATACTCTAAGTCCCAGCGCCTGACAAACTTAGTGTGTAGTGTATGCTCTGCGCTGGGTGACACTACATGTTCAGGCCACGTAAGCAATTCATGTTCCTCCTTTGCGGATGTAGTACGTGGGCGTAACCTACCCATGATCTCTTCTGCTGTCATGCCTGTACTGGTTGCACCTTTGATGCGACAGTCAAGCTTGTAGCAGTTGTATAGCACAGTGCCATCCTCTTTGGTAGCAGTGAATGTGTTCTTACCACCACACCAAGGACAGGTAGCACGGTACTGCATTCCTTCTTTTATATCAAGACCTTCTACGTATTTCTTAACGTTCTGCATTAAGTCTTACCTCTTCGGCTAGCATCTCTTGTATGGTTGCTTTGATAGCAGGGTCTACCTTAGCACGTTTCTTTACATTCTCTTCAGCAGTTATAATCTGTAAGTTACCACTCCAGTGTGGGCCACCATCTGCTAGAGGCCACATATGATCTACGTGATGCTGAACCCCTGTAACCTGACTTATCAAAGCTCTCATTATGTATATCTTATTAATTGCATCTTTTTCTTTTTTACAGTTAACTAAATGCTTAGGAATAGAATGCGCCTTTTTACGCTCTCTTCTTAAGCTAGCGTTAGCATAAACACCAGGGTTTTTCTTTTTATATTCGATTCTGCTATGTGGATTCTTTAAGTGCCATTCTGCAGTAGCTTTTCTTGCTTCGTCTAAGTGTTGATCTCTCCACTTCTTTCTTTGTTCTGATCTTTTCTCTGGGTTTCTTAATTCCCATTCACGTGTTTGTACATTCCTACAAGACTTACATACACCTCTGTATCCATCTTTTGCTTCCTTACGTTTAGTGAAAGCATTAAACTCTTTAGTTTCTCCACACTTAGTACACGTCTTCATCATGTCCTCCTCTCTTAGCTAGTGCAGTCTTAGCACCAGTGTACGTGTTTACCATGTAAGGTTTAACTGAGTCAGGGCTACGGTGTCCACTGACTTGCATGATGTGAGCCAGGTCAGCACCACCTTCTACCATCTCAGTGATAGCAGTGCGGCGTAAGTCCATAGCAGTGATATTCTTTGGTAGTCCTGCTGCATCCTTGACTTCGTTGATAGCACCATCAATCTGATCTACTGGGTAAGGCACATAAGCTCCTGCTACAGGCGTAGTCTTAGGTGCTACGTAGGTCTGGAACCCAAAGTCATCCTTCTGTTGCTGTAGCATACCTGTCAGCGCCTCTGAGATAGGCAAATGAACGTCTGCTCCACGCTTACTTTGTGTTAGGTCTATGCGCTGGGCATCTAAGTCTACCTTATCCCAAGTCAGGACACGCATGTCACCTACACGTTGAGCTAGATCGTAAGACATGTGCACGATTAACCCAATGCTGCGCCACTTAAAGTCTGAGTATGCAGTGTCAAGGAACTGATACACTTGATCACGTGTCCACTTCACCTTGCGTGGCTGGTCAGATTCAGTCTTGATAAGTCGGACAGGATCGTTGTCTATGATGTCTAGTCTCATGCAATGCTTCCACGCTGTACTTAGCGCAGCCTTGCGATAGTTTGCTGTACGTATGCCAACCTGTAGCCAAGCCTGGTATGCTTGATTAGTGTGTCGTGCCTTAAGTGAACTAGCTTGGTAGTCCTCTAAGCGTTTACCTTCTACACGTGTAGCTAATACGTAACCTAAGTGTGTCTCGTATTGCTTCTGTGTTGTGCCTGATAGTCTGGCAAAGTGTGAACTGTTAAGGTAGAACTTTACTAGCTCTCCAACCTTAGCTCTTCTGTTTGGCATACGCATCTTACCA